ATATTGATCTGCAACTAAAAATTTTTTACCTAAACTTAATGTACTTTGAATCCAATCAATTGGTTTTTTAGCTTTAGGTTGAAACTTTTCTTTTAAAATATCTTGAACTGTTTCACTTTCTAAAACTACTTTCGGAATTAGTAGCGGAGAATAAGAACTCATTTTATCCCTCCTGTTGAGGTAATACTAAGTTGACATTGTATTTAGAATTAAAATTATCTACATCTAATTGAGTTTGAATAGAAGCGAAATCTTCTAAAGCCATAGGACTAGATACAACTAATTGAACTATATCATCACCAATTTCTTTTGGTAGTCTTGCTCGAACTTCATCATAACTTATTCCTGTTTCATTTGTTGCTACTGAAGAAACCGGTTGTGGTTGTTGATTTGACATTCCCCCCATTTGAAGTCCTACTCTACCACCTTTAGAAAATTCTTGTTCTAAGAAATCTCTTGGATCCATTACAGCATATTCTGCTAATCTCGTTAACCAAAGTCTCTCGGCTTCCACATCTAATTTATTTATCACATAATCGTCAAATTCTTTATCGGACATATTACTAGCTGCTTTCTTTTTAAGTTCTTCTTTCGCGTCTCTCTTTAATTTTTTTACAAATTCAGTATCTCCTAAAATAGCTTTTGCAACTATTTTGTCGTCCTTTGTTCCAGTAATTAACTTATTTCTATCATCTTGATACTTCTGTTTAATCTCTATTAATTTTTCAGTATTATCTTTAAACTTTTCTAAATCTTTTTCATAATCCATTTTTAATTGAGAAAGTTTAAAACCTATTTCATAATCACCTCCTGATTTTACTTTTTTAGCAATTTGAGCTTCTTCCCCTAATTGTTCATAAACAGATTGAATATTCCCTGCTTTAATTAAATCTTGTTCTCTTTGTTGTTCTCTGAATTTTTCTTTTCTAGCTTGCATACTTGCTGATATATCACCAAGGGCATCTGAAGCAGATCCGGCTAGTTTTTGTCCAAAAGTTTCATCACCACCTTTGGTAGCAAACTCAAAAGATCTGGCTGCTAAATTAAGAAGTTCTGGTCTTGTTAAACCAAAAGTTGTAGCAGGTTCTTCTGGCCCTGAAAAAATTCCCATTTCTTTTTGTAGATTAGTTAAAGCTTCTGATTCAGATTTCAAACGGTCCATGTCTACTAAACCAGCTTCCGCGTACCCCGGTCTATCGTCTAGTCCAGATGTAATCCCCGTTCCGCGGCTCTCGATCTTGCCGCCACCTCTAAACATTGGTCTTCTTAAAGTTCTACTCATTATGTGTTCAATGCTCCTAAGATACTAGCAACACCGCCACCAATACCTAAAATACTTTGTAGTGGACTAGGTGGTTGTTGCATGCTTGTTTGGAAAGTTGCTTGAGCAGGGTATCCGCCAATCAATCCTGTTAATTGTTGTCCAACAAAACCTAATCGTTGTTGCTCTTCGAAAGCCGCTTCTCTTGCAGCGTTTGCTTGAGCATCAAGAATCGCTTGTGATTGAGCTTGTTGTCCCTGACCTAATTGTTGTAATCCTGAAATTTGTTGTTGTGCTAATTGTGGAGCTAGTTGTGCTAGTCCTTGTTGTTGTGTTGACAAGGCTTGTTGATTAGCGAAAGCTTGTTGTGCTTGTTGTTGTGCTTGTTGAAACCCTTGTGCTCTTAGTTGTGATTCTAATTGAGCTTTACCCAGAGCTGTTTCTGCATCAAAAACACCCTCTTGCACTCCTTGTCGGCCACCGCCAAAAGCTCCTAATTGTGCAGCTTGTGTTCCTATCTGTTGTCTTGCAATATCACGTTCTCTTTGTAGAGCTGCGAGAGAAGTATCAATAACTTCTTGTTGATAGGGAGACATAAACTCTTGATAAGCTTGAGGTCCTGTAAGTTGTTGAGCTGCTGTGGCTTCGGCACCGGCTTGAGCTAGAAAAGGTTCAAATGATCCAAGGCCCGCGGCTTGTTGATAAGCTTGTGTTTGTAGAGGGTCTTGTGTGGCTACTGTAGGAGCAAACGCTGTAGTATCAATAGGCTGTCCTAATACAGGTATTAACTTTTCAGTTAATGTAGTTCCCGCCGCTTCTATAAACGGTGCGGGTAGTGTTCTTGTTTCTGTTGTTGCCATTATACTCTAGCCTCTAATTTATGCATTAAATCATACATTCTTTTTGCCCCTTTGTTAACACTTCCTCCACCGGCAGCTCTCACTGCATCAGCGGTCATAACGAATTCATTCTTTGATAATCTAGCTGGAACATCATCAGCTTTTTCTTTGACACCAATCGGTACAAAACCTCCTGGTCTTAAATCCATTTCAGCTGGCATACCACCTGTTTTTAAGTTCATGATACCACCGTCTGCCATGTAACCTCTTTTCTCAAGATATTTTTCTTCTTCTGGTTTAATACGTTCTTCAGTATTCGCTCTAAAATCTCTTAACTTTTTCAATGCTTCTTTTCTTTTCTTTTCGGGTAATCTTTTTAAATATTTTGCAATAGGGGAATTTGGTCCGAATCTTTCTTTATCAAAATCTATCATATCTAGCATGGAGTCAGGACCAAAGAACTTAGGATCATCTAATAACTCACTACCAAATTCTTGTTCTTTTCGAAGAACATAACTAGGGTACCCTATATTATAGTCGTAGGAATCTCTATAAGCATCAAATAGAACATCACCAGTTCCACCTTCTTTTAAACCAATACGTCCGCCGTTTGCTTCTTTAACACGACCCTCTTCTCGAGGTTGCATAATCTGATCAATCATATCATCACTCATAGAACCTTCGGGTGGGTTATCTAATTCCATACCAATACGCATTTTAAACTCTTCTAATTCTTGCATGGCTTGTTTGGTAGCCATATCATTAGCCTCTTGCATTTGTTGCATTGAATAAGCACCAGTTCCCGCTTCGGCATCAAACATACCACTAAGTATTTCTTTTCTACGTTCTTCAAACATTTTGTTTAAAACTTCTTCGCTAGGCTCAGAGCCTAATAATTTGGCGATAAATGATTTAACAGGACCACCACCAATTCTGTAACCAATACGTCCGCCGTTTGCTTTGCCCTGACCAAATAAACCTTCGTATATTTCTATAATTTCATCGTCTGTTTTATCATCTAAATCTTTTCCACCGAAACCACCTCCACCGGCGTCCATAATTTGATTTTTCATTATACGAATTTTAATGCCTTGTATGGAATCACCTAATGTTTCACTACCACCACTGGAAAAACCAACGCGGCCCCCGGTCTTGTATCCATAACGAGATAGTGCATCATCAATTTGAGCTTGATCAAATCCTGCCATTCCCATGTATCTTGTAATGTAATCTCTTCTTGATTGAATATCCGCTGCTCCTGCTTCTTCTTGTTGTCTTACATAATCATCATATTCTCTATTAGCTTTTTCTGCTTCTTCAAAAGCTGCTTGCGTAGTTCCTGCTGTAAGGGGGGTAGTGGTTGCTGCTCCTATTTCACCAAGAGTTGACATTCCACTTATTTTATCTGGTGATAAAAAAGTTCCAGCTTTTTCTGCAACTGCAGGTAGCCCTGTTTTAGGACCTATAAAGTTAGGATCTCCTTTCAAAAACTGTCCACCACCAATAGTTAAACCAGAAACAGCTGCAGATACAGGATTTATTTTTTGACCTAACAAAGCTTGTGTTCCTACGTTGGTAAGAGCACCAGCTAAACCTTTTCGTAAAGCTAAATTTCCTATACCACTAGTAAATAAACCAGTGCCAGCCAAATATGGTGCACCAAATGTAGCTGCAATATAAGGTAATGCAGGTTTTATTTCATTAGGGATAATATCATCAATAACTCTTGTGACAGGTTTTAATGCTTTTTTAATTGATCCCATAATGTTCCTTTGTGTATCTAGTTACAGTTCTTGTAATAACTTCATCATCACTTACACGAAGCCATTTTACAGGTTTATTACATCCTAGTAAATCAGTAAAGTATTGTTTAGTCCATTTCATAACAGATTTAACATCATCAATACAGATTGTATCAACGTGCCAAGGAATGTCTCCACTATTGTAATCTTCAGGGTTTAGTTCTGCGGTTGTCATAAATCTTTTTTCTGCATCCTTATTTAAAAAAGCCCAATTCGTAAAAGCGTAAGGTAAACCATTTTTGTAGTGAATCCTGTACTGATTCAAATCTACGGATGGGGCGATGTGTTGAAGCACGTCCTCGAACGTGTGATCTTTATAGCGAGGAAACGACTTATAAAGTCCGAAAGCTACGGTAATATCGTATAATTTACCAGTATCTATCATAAATACATTACTTTTTTTTGCTTCAAAAATCAACTACTCATCCTCTGATTTGGATATAACATCCGGTAGCTTAGCTACTTTTATATTGACACTTCTAGATATATCTTCTTGTTTCGTGTCAGTACCTGGATTGTTGACATCGCTCTCAGCTTCTTCATCAGACTTATATTCAGCGTTTGTTTTAAGGTTTTTAACTGTTACTTCAGTCTCAATCTCAACGTCTTTTATAACGGTGCCATTGACTATCACTTCAGTTTTGCCTTTTTCTACAAAAGATACCATTTTTACCTCCTTACTCTCTACTTATTTCTAATATTGAAACAACCACATGTAGTCTATTGGCAGTTGCTGCTTGCGCCTTCAATACTTCACTTTCAAGAAGAACCAAAGGTTGTGTTAATAATTCATTTGTTGCTTTTGCAGCTATAGCTTTTTCTTTAAATAAACTAAACACTGCATCAGAAGCATCTGTAACTGTCAAAGTAACAGTGTCTGCATTATTACTATCTTCAGAAACTAAAATAGATTTTATAATAGCTCTTGATCCACTAGGGGTTGTATAGACAACAGTATTATTTGTAGTTGTTAAGTCTATCTTTGCATTTTTATATATATTAGCCACTGATAAACCAAGAAAATCTTTCTTGCTCCTGTTTTAATTCGTCTAGAAAGGTAGAATTTAATTGTTCTATAATAGTTGTTATAGATCTGTTTATTTGTTTTTGATTAGAGGTATCGTATTCTTGTTTCGGTTCTGGTATTTTTACATTTATCTTTGCCATTATCTGCCTCCGTCTTGTTGTACATCTAAACTAAATGTACCAAATCTCCAACTTTGATCAATGTCATCATTTTCTATTTTAATATTAACATATCTACCACGAGCTCTTGTATCTTTTTTAGTTGTTGATGAGGTAATAGAAAAAGGACTCAATCCAGTAGAAGAATCTTCTTGTGAGGGAAAACGTTTCACGGCCAACGTTACTTTGGCTGTGCCTTGTAGAACTTTAAAGTCCGGTAAAAATCTACGAACAGATAAAAATTTATCACCTTCTGTGCCTTGACCTTCTAGATCAAAGTCATAGGATTGTACGAAAGAACTAATCGCGGTACTCGATCCATCTGTATTGATTTGATTGTTACCAACTTCATGTTCAAAATAAATTGTAGCTCCTAATCCCGTAACTCCTTGTATCGTTGGAAAAGTTCCGGCGTCAGTAGAATTATAAGAAGTCGCATAAGGTTTAGGATATATTTTAGCATCCATCCAAGAAGTTCTACCTTCTGTACTATTATACCAAATACCACCAGGCACTTGAGAACCCATAGATTCTAAATAGTTATAAGCAACTAATCTATTATTAAAACTTTGACCTGATGTGGGATACCACCAAATAATCTCTGTAAATAAATTATTGACACCTGCTGTTATCTGTTGTCCTTTTGTGAGATCAATATCATCATATACAAAGTCTTCAACAGAACAGGGTAAAGATTTGACCGTACCATCGAATAAGAAGAAACCATTATTACTCATCCAGTAAGCAACACCATCTATTTCAACAGCCGCACTCTTACCTATCAAACCACAGTTTGTGCCTACTTGCTCAAAGCCAAATGTAAAAGGTGCTCCGATAAACTTCATGGTGTACAAAGCTGTATCTGTCCATATTAGAATTGTTTCTTTTGCCTTAATAGCACCAACTATTTTAGTTCCGTCTTGTAATCTTTGTGTACCTGCTGCATTAACTGCAGAGGGTATAAAAGTATTAATATCTTCTTGATCACCAAACCTGATAAACATGTCATCTTGTGTGCTGGCTGTACCTATTGTTGTTTCTGTTCCAAAGTGAATTAAATGTCTTGTAGTAGGTGATATTAAAGTAGCTCTAGAGGCTGTTGGATTATTAGAAGTAGAAAAACTAGAAGTGCTTGTTGATGCTCTGTTTGCGGTAGGTGTTGTCGCTCCACCGTTCCATGTAAAGGTTTTACCATTGGCAACTGTTGCAACTAATACTTGACCAAAGTTATCAAGAGACCAAAGACCTGGTTCCAAATCTACTTGATCAGCTTTCACAGCCACACCCCATCCACCAAAGTCAGATGCATCGGTAGCAGTAGCACCATCACTGTGTGTTGCTGCAGTGCTTCCAGAAGCTCCTCTTGTACAACCTGTTAAATCGTTTGTGGATTTACCTGTATATGTAATAAGTTCTGAGTCTACCAAAATTGTTCCTGCCGTAGGAAAAGCGGTAGCGCTTGTTAATGTGATTGTTGTTTCTGATGCATCCAAAGCTTCATTAACTGTTGTTGCTGTTGCAGAATCAACGGTGCCACCCCAATTACCAACACCCCAACCATAACCATAGGTTTGTTCTCTTGGACCAACAGTTTCATAAAACTTACAAGTAATAGAACCCCCTGTAGAAATTGTAGCTGTAGCAGCTGCGGTTGATGTAATTGTAAAAGTTGTTGTACTAGGTGCTGTAATAATTTGAAATTTAACATCTTCAAAGTTAGATGCACTAAGACCTGTACCACTCGGTAAAGTAACACTATCCAATTGCACGATGTCCCCGGCTTTTGCTCCGTGAGCAGAGCTTGTGGTAATTGTAACAGAGGCTGATTCATCAGTGGTAGCCATTGTTGAAGAAGTCAAAGAACTTCTTATTGGTGTAATATCAAATAGTTGACCTTCAAAGTATAATAATAAGAACTTGTCCGTTCCGAGGGCCACGTACCTATTACCGTCTAAATCTGTAAACGGGTGTTGTGCTCTAACAACACCAACTATCTTGTCTGTTAAAAGAGAAGACCAACCACCTACTTTTTCAGGCAGTCCATATCGAAAACGTACATTATTAGAATCTACAAAACGACGTTCTGCACCTTTGGTGGTATCTTGTTTGTCTATCCCAGGTAAAAAATCTAAGGTGATGAGAGCCATTTACTCTCCTTAAATTTTATCTTTATATGACCAACCACGAGTCGCGTTCAAGAAGACTAAGGTAAAAGCCTCTCCGTTTGTTGAGACGGTTAAGTTAGCTGCAGAACTATTAATATTAGAACCGTTTCTTGCGATTGTTAAATTGTTAGAACCAAAGGAACCTTTTGCATCTATAAAAGTAACTTGATTACCAACACTAGGAGATGCTGGTAATGTCACTTGTCTAGTTGCGGCGCTTGTATCAATAATCAATTGATCATTATTTACCGCTGTATAATTTCTATCGATAGAGTGATAACCTTTTTCTACCGCTAATTGCACGATGTTTGTGCCATCGGAGTATACTAGCATCTTAGAACCAACCGGCATTACAACACCTGATCCCGATGCGGTTTTAAAAGTTAGAGTATAGTCACTTGTACTTCTTGTTGTACCGTCTTCTATTAAATAAATTTTTTCAATCGAATCAGGTACAGTCACACTTCTATTTGCTGCTAAAGTGCCTGTAAACTTAATAGTCATGTTTCGTCCATTAGACGATGCACCATTACTAATAGATAGAGCCTGATCTGATGAGGCCACATTTAAGGATAGAAAACCACCAACAGCTTCTTCTACCAATTGTAGATTGGTGTTAGTTGTAGATCCCCATAAACCTGCTTTTTCACCTGTGGTGATTAATTCGAATTTTTGTGATGTAGAAAATGTTGATGCCATAGTACCTCCAAATTTATATTATGTTTCCACGTTTGTCCATGTTTGACTTGCATTTACGTCAATATCATTCCAAGTCACGACACCTGGTCCGTTGACCGAGGATGTCAATAAGTTAGTGCCTAAAGCTTCTACTGCTTTGGCCACGATTGTTACAGATCCCACTCCTACGGTTCCTGCTAAATTAGTGGTGACAGTCACGTCCGCAGCTGCCTTTGGTGTCATAGAACCAAGGCTCGATGTAAGCGCGTTGCCACTAAGAGTTACATTGGCCGCTCCAACAAAAGTCAGATCACCAATAGATATATTAGCTACATTGGTTGTTGCTGTAACATCAGCATTGGCCGCAATCGTTGCAATGTCTCCTAAGCTTATTGTAGCTTGAACACCTTCTAAGTTTACTGGTTGATGAGTAGATTCACCAAAAGCAAATTCAGCAAAGGAAGCTATACCAAACATGTTATTTTAATCTCACTGGTCATTTCGGTTAAATATATTTAAAACGCTAGTATGCTATCATTTTTTAACTATAGCTTAAAGATTTAATTGTTCTTACACCAAGAAGGTAAACCTAACATAGGTCTGCCGTCATATTTGTTTTTCTCAGCAAATTGTCCATTTATATGGTTATAATGTAAAAATACCTGTCCACATAAACTACCCTCAAAAGTCTCTCGCCAATGCTCTAATTCACAACCAGAATATACTAACATATCACCTGGTTCTAAATCAACTTTAACTCCTTTTGGAGCATCGGGTTTCATTATGTTTTCTTGTTCATTAATAACATTATTGGTTCCTGTTGGGTCTACAAAGATAGGCCAAGGGTCACCACCAAGATTTAGAGTAGCAGATATCTCACAGCTAGCTCTATCCTTATGTCTTTTTAAAATAGCCCCATTCTCATAAACTCTTGTATAGGCGTATGTGGGTACTAGGTCGAGTTCTGTTTGTTCTTTCATAATGGGTAGCACTTTGACCATTAACGTTTCCATAACATCATTACCATACTCAGAGTAGGTATTAGGTACTTGAGAATCTCTCCATGTTCCATAATGTCCGTTGTCAGCAGTCAAATTATTTTGATACATGTATTGAACAGCATCTCTTCTAAGTAATTGATAATTAAAAACAAAATTTGCTAACTCATATGAGATAGCGTTCTTGATAACTTGATATTTATTTTCATTAAACATAGTGTCTCCTTATATCATTAATGATTTTTGTAAAAAATTAAACGATACTGATATTCGAGTATCATCAGACTGATTAGGATCAACACAGTGTGTTAGCCATGCAGGAAACATAATCAATCTACCTGCGATAGGTTCATAACTTTTCTCTCTCCATAATCTTTCAGGCACTTCTCCCTCTTTCATAGTAGGTCTTGATAAAGCTGCAACTGATCGTGGATCATCTATTACCAATCTACCACAGTTCTTTGGAGCTTTGACATAATAAACACCTGCCCATAAAGAATTAGGATGTATGTGAGCACGATTCATACCACCAGGAGGATTTACATTAGCCCACATACCACCCAAGAAAGGCTCACTATTATAATTTTCTTCTTGATAAATTTTATGTTGTGCTTCAAATAATCCCTGCACTAATCTTTTGTATTCTGGTTTCATGTGCATGTCAGTAGTAGAGTGCCAACCTTTGACATTGGTTTTTTTTACTCCTGCATCTTGTTGCATCCAATTCAATATATCTCTTTCTAGTTGTTCATTTAAAGACGGATCATTATGATCAAAGATATAAATAGGAGTAGGAAATAATAGTTCTCTAATCATTTTAAAGGAGGACCTCCAAACCAAACAACTAATGATTTTCTCAGTCCTCTAGTAACAGGAGCTACTCGGTGACTTATAAAAGAAGCAAAGAAAATAGCGTGACCTTGTTTAATAGGTGCTTTTTTACCAGGACCAATTAACTCTAGTTCACCACCCTCAAACTCACTTTCATGGGATAGTAATAATGTCATAGATATTTTTCTAACAGGAGGTTCGTTTGTACATTCAAAATTACTATCTTGATGCCACTGATAATAACCGCCTTCAGGGTATTCTGTATATTGAGCTGGTTCTGTTAATTGCATACCTTCAAAGCCAAAATGATTTTGATTTGTTTGATGCATGACGTGTTCTAGTTTACGATACATAGGTTCTAGTGCATCAAAGGGTATCCAAGAAATATGACTTGTTCTTATATTTTTATCTACTTCTCCACCTTTAACATTACCTCCCACTTCTGCTGTTTTTGCAGGCAAAGATTGACCAGTGTTAATAATTTGTTGACATTGTTCAGGTGAAAATACAGGTATGTTTGTTTGCACAATATAAGATTTCCAACGTGGTTCTCTAATCATTCTAGGTTTATTGTAATATATAAATTTATTTGTCATTATACTGCTCCTCTTGTTGTAATAGGGTTATATTCCACATCACAATTTGCGGCCAATGTTCTTCTTGTTTGATCGGTGCCATTAAAAGGATAAACACAGTGACGCATATCATAAGGAAATACATAAAAGTCTCTTAAATTCATAGGGGGTTGATAATCTATTTTTGCAAACTGTCCTGACGCAGAACCTAATAGTTGTAATCTTCCATTTTGTGGTTTGTCAGAAGAAGAGTATTCTGTGCCATATGTATCAGGTAATCCTAATATCATCACACTAGAGAGACCTGTAAATAAAGTACCTCGATGAATATGAGTAGGATTGTATTCGTGTTCTTTCATTTCATTTATCCATATAGAATTAATATGTATGTTATATTTATAAATCTTATTGAATTCTAAATAATGTTTGTATACCTGTTCAAACCATAAAAGAATATCTAGTGGTAAAAAATTGTGTTTTTTAATTTTTGATTCATCTTCACCATTATAATAAATAGAACTTTCTTTTTGTATTTTACCTATTAAAGTTTCGTTTGCAGAGGGAAGACTTTTAAATTCATTCTCATAGACGGCATTGAGCGTTAAAAAAATATCATGAGGAACTTGATATTTTATTATTGTTTGGCCTAAGTTTATAGATTCAAATTTCACTTTTAGGTAATTGTTTTTCTTTCTCTGTTTTATTTTCTAATTCACCTGATTTTTTAATTCGTTGTAAACCTTGTAATTGACCTAGTACATTAAACTTATCTGCATCCGATGAATTATCTGATAGTTGTTTTGCTTTTTCAGCATACTGTCTTCCATAAGATTCTAGCTGATGTTCGTTGACATCTTGATCATTAAAAGATCCATCATTAAATTCGTTTTTTAATTTAGACCACATCTTAATTTCTCTCATTCGATGATATCCTGTTTTTTCCATAGAAGCTTTTTGATAACGACACTCATCTAAATCTATTTGCAATGTAGTAATTTCATGTTTGTCTTTTTCTGTTTTTAAGTCTTCTTCTATTTTATCAATCTTTGCTTGATTGCGTCTATATTCAAAAGATAAAGACATCAAATTGTCTAAGTAACTTGATTGCTCTCTTACACATTGCCAATACTTTGCAGCTTTTGTAGGATAACGATTATCTTGAAGAACAGAAAAACGTGCTTCTGTTTCTGTGCGAAACATTTGTTTCTTTGTCCAAGTATCTCTCAACTCGGAGGTCATTGATTGAAAAATTTTTAAATCTTCTGGGTCTAAAAGATTGTTAAGGCTTTCGCTTTCCTTTTCAATAAGGATCTTTAAATTTTCTTTTTTCATTTCTCTTTCAAGAGATTATATAAAAAATTATAAAATATTACAACTATTAATCAGTGCCTATTGTTGCTGATACAATACCCCCAGCAGCTGTAAATTCTTCTGTGGCCGCTGAAGCAGAAGAACCATCATAACCACCAAATGCTGCTCCTGCTGTGTTAGTTCCTGCTCCTGAAAGTAATCGTCTTGCTGTAGCTAAGTCAGCAGTTTCTGTCCAGCTTGTGCCGTTCCATGTTTCTGTTATGGCTCTCTCATTAGGAGATCCAACATATCCTCCAGCACACAACGCTGCTGTATTTGTGGCACCAAAACCAGCAAGTTGTGATCTTGCAGTGTTAAGGTCATTTACTTCCGTCCAGCTTGAGCCGTTCCACGACTCTGTATTAGCTTTATTTGGTTCTCCTCCACCAAAGGCTAAAGCCGCTGTATTAGTCCCTGCCCCACCTAAAAAAAGTCTAGCTGTATTCAAGTCACCAACTTCTGTCCAACTGCTGCCGTTCCAATTTTCATTTAATGCTGATCCACTAGTAGGAGGATTTCCACCTATAGCTAGCGCTGCTGTAGAAGTGCCTGCTCCAGCTAATTCACGCCTACCTGTGTTCATATCGTTTACTTCTGTCCAACTGCTACCATTCCATGATTCTGTTAAGGCTTGTACACCTGTAGAAGGCGGAGAGACAAATCCACCAAAAGCTATAGCTGCTGTATTATTTGCTCCTGCGCCTCCAGGTAACTCTCTACCTTGATTTAAGTCACCGACTTCTGTCCAACTTGAGCCATTGTATGATTCTGTCAAAGCAGAATTACTACCTCCAGCAAAAAACAATGCAGAGGTTTGTATTCCAGCTGCTCCAGAATTATATCTTGCTGAATTTAAATTACCACCTGAGGACCATCCTGTGGCTGATCCTACCACACCTACTTTCATAACTTGATTTGTTTCATCATACCAAACCTGACCTTCTTTAATATAGTCAGGATTAGTTGTGTAGTTTTTAACTGTGCCTCCACGTGTTTCTTTATAAGTTGCCATAATTATTCATCCGTTATTGTTTCTATTACTGTTGCTGGTGAGGAAAACTCTTCTGTGGCCGCTGTGCTACTCGGAGTTGCACCACCAAACGCCAATCCAGCTGTGTTGGTTCCACCCCCTGCCAATTGAAACCTTGCTGTAGATAAATCACCTACTTCTGTCCAGCTCGATCCATTCCATGTTTCTGTTTTACCTGTTACAGCTGGTTCTAGACCACCAAAGCATAAAGCTGCTGTTATAATACCATCTCCTCCAGGATCACGATGAGCTACATTAAGATCACCTACTTCTGTCCAGCTCGATCCATTCCATGATTCATTTGTTGCTTGAAAAGGGTTACCTGGACTTCCTCCACCAAAACCTATACCACTTGTATTACTTGCACCAGCTCCACCCATAGAACCTCTTGCTGAATTAAGGTCACTTACTTCTGTCCAACTAGATCCATTCCATGATTCTGTTGCTCCAACAGTGGGAACACTGAAACCTCCGAAAACTAAAGCAGATGTTTGTGTTCCAAAACCCGTTACAGCATATCTCCCTGTATTTAAGTCACCAACTTCTGTCCAGCTCGTTCCATTCCATGTTTCTGTAATAACTTGAACTGGTGCAATATATCCTCCAGTTCCTAAAGCGGCTGTTTGTGTTCCCACCCCTGCAAGCTGTCGTCTAGCAGTATTAAGATCATTCACTTCAGTCCAACTTGATCCGTTATATTCCTCTGTTGCACCAACGTTAGCGGTTGTGTAACCAGCAAAAGCCAAACCCGCTGTTTGCGACCCTGCTCCTCCCAAGCCTGATCGTCCAGAATTTAAATTACCACCTGTTGCCCACGCTCCCGTTGTAGAAGTTTTAGCAAATTTCATTCTATAAGTGGATGAGTTATACCAAAGTTGACCATTAACAGGAGCAGGTGGATCACCTGCAATGACCTGAACTTTTGTACCGTGTATTTCTTTATAAGTTGCCATGATTCTATGATGTTTCTATTGATGTTGCTGTTATGGTGTCTGGACTAACACCAGCTCCTGTAAATTCTTCTGTTGCTACTGTAGGGTTTGGATCTCTACCACCAAAAGCTATTCCTGCTGTGTTAGTCCCTCCTCCTGCTAAATCATATCTCGATGTATTTAAATCAACAATTTCTGTCCAACTTGATCCATTCCAAGATTCTACTATAGCTGTTTTAGGACCATTGAAACCAATTTGTCCTCCAAAAACTATAGCTGCTGTATTGTTTGGTTGTGATCCCGTTATCCCTAAGTCTCGTCTGTTTGTATTTAAATCACCAACTTCCGTCCAAGAAGAACCGTTCCATGTTTCAGTTAGTGCAGAAGAAGGTGGTTGTCCTCCTACAATTCCTCCAACAGCTAAAGCTGATGTATAAATTCCTGATCCTGCTAAATCATTTCTAACTTGATTTAAATCAGCAACTTCCGACCAAGAAGAACCGTTAAACACTTCTGTTTCACCATGTGATCCACTAGTAGGACCTGCTGGACTAAAACCTCCAAAAGCAACAGCAGCTGTATTGTCAGCTCCAGCGCCCGCTAAACTTTGCCTTGCTGTATTAAGATCACCAACTTCTGTCCAATTAGATCCGTTCCAAGATTCGTTTTCAGTGGTTTGAACTCCTCCGGGAGATTTTCTACCACCATAAAGTAAAGCTGAAGTTTGTGTTCCGTTTGATCCTACGTCAGCTCTGTCTGTATTTGTATCATTGACCTCTGTCCAACTAGAACCATTATATGATTCTGTTTCACCATAATAATAATTGGGATCAAGTCCAGCGAAAGCTAACGCTGCTGTTTGTGTTCCTGCACCACCTAAAGCAAATCTACCTAAATTAAGATTACCACCTGTTGCCCAAGAAGCTGAAGTAGGACTACCCTCGGTAAATTTTCCGTACCTTAGTTTACCCGTATCTTCGTTATACCAGACCTCCCCTTCTTTAACATTAGAAGGATTGGTTGCCCTATTTTGAATGGAACCTCCGTTTATTTCTCTGTAGGTTGCCACTTTATTCCTCTAATGTTATATCTAAAGGCCGTGTTCCAAGTCTTAAATCTTTTTCCTCTGATGTTTCACCATCAACATTGTCTGCATCCCAATCAGATTGAGCTTTTGTAATAACAGCATCAACAATTGCTTGAGCTTCAGCACATGTTTTGGGAACACCTAAAACTTTATTAATCCATAAATTAGCAAATTTATTATTTGCGGGAACTTGCCAAACATTACCGGGATGTCCGCTAAAAGTAATTTTAATAGATTCACTGTGTTCAATAAACCCTTTTCCCCAGTTTTCTGCCACACAATATTGATAATTTTTATTTGCCATATTAATCTCCTCTATTTATTTCTTAGTAGCCAACCCTTGGTGCTGTCAACATACACTAAACTATTGCCTGCTCCTTCAACAGAAATTGTTAAGTCTGCTGAGGCACCTTCAATTTTATGCGAGTTTCTACCCACTGTCAAAGTGTATGTATCAAAACTATTTGCGTAATCTTTAAAAGAAACTTCATCTCCTATAGAAGCGGAACTAGGAAGAGTCATTGTAATCGCAGAACTTGATGTATTTATGAAATAACCTTCACCTGCTGCAGCAGTAAAGTTTGATGTCTTAACTGCCTGCCAATCAGTACCTGCTGATATTGTTGCACTGCCACCTAAAGAAACAGCAGTACCATTTAAGGTAATAGATGAATTTGCTAGCGAACCGTTAGCAATATTTGTAAGTGTGTTATCAGGACCATTGATTGTTTTGTTTGTTAAAGTGTCTGTTGTTGCTTTACCTACTAATGTGTCTGTAGCCGCTGGAAGTGTTACAGTGACGTCCGCTGTTGATGCAGGTCCAATAAGTGTTACTTTATTTGTGCCATTGTCACTATCTTCAAAGAACTCTAAAAATCCTGCACTAGTTGCACCATTCTTTAATTGTACACCTGCATTTGCTATTGGAGTTGTTAATGTAGGAGTAGTTAAAGTTTTATTAGTTAGTGTTTGAGTAGCAGCTAAACCTACAAAACTTTCGGATTGTAAAGCACTATTAAATTCCGTTAAAGAACCTGTGAGTGTATTGTTTGCTAAATCAATTGATTTGTTTGTTAAAGTATCAGTGGTTGCTTTGCCCACCAAAGTATCTGTGGCAGCTGGAAGAGTTATGGTAACGTCTGCGGTAGAAGCTGGACCTATTAAAGTAGCTTTATTTGTTCCGTTATCACTGTCTTCAAAAAATTCTAAGAAACCCGCACTCGTAGAACCATTTTTTAATTGAGCACCTGCATTTACTACGGGAGTTGTTATAGTTGGTGTAGTTAAAGTTTTATTGGTTAAAGTTTGAGTAGCAGTTGTTCCTACTAATTCTTGATCACTACCATCTGGTAATGTTAATGTGTTCGTGGCCCCTGCGGAGTGAGGCTGTGCTTGTAATTTTTGTGCGTGAGCATTACCTGACTCACAATAAAGTTTTAATTGAGCTCTAGAACCACTGTTGGTTTTTAGGTCAATAACTCCACCTTCAACAGTTAAATCGTCCCCTACAGTTATATCACCCGAAACATCTACGTTACCATTAATATCTATTGTAGTTGCAACTATTTGAATTTCTGTATCTGCAAATAAGTCTAATTGACCATCAGCAGAAGAATTAATACCTAAAGCTGAATCTCTGAAAAGTAATTTGTTTGTACTATTTAAAGTTAGACCTGTTCCGTCTGTATGTGTTAGAGTTGTATCTGAATCAGCACCAAACTTTAAAACTGCAGAATCAGATCCTAATATTAAATCATTTGGTAATGTTACGTCAGAGCTACCGTCTTCATGCACTGCTTTACTAGCAGGCATTGTACAAAAGACATCTTTTGTTCCGGCGCTAAAGTTAACAGCACTATCACTATTAGAACTAGATATAATTGTAGTTCTAGCTAAAGTATCTGGTGACGCATCTGTTATAGTGCCTAAACCAACTTCAAATTCTGCTGAGCTTCTGTGAACTATAGCATAGTAAGTAGTATTACTATTTCCTATTCCTGCCACAAAAGTTTCAAAATTAGTTTGAGCACCACCTAGATTAATCGTACCTGTACCGGTCGTAGTGGTGGTTTCTTTAACTCTGTCGTTTAAAACTAAAGCCATAGCTTATTTATTACGCGATCCTTATTATAGCTGTTGAAGCACCCGCTGCAGGAAACTGAATAGTAAAGTCTCCGTTAGTAGCAGTTTTAGTTCCTCCAAAATCTAGCACAACTACAAGCTTATCACTGTTCGTGTCGTTGTAAATAACAGCGCCTACTGCTGATAAAGTTACTGATGAAAAAACTTCATCGGCAAAATCAACAAGAGCTGTATTACTTGCAACTGAAACGGCTTGACTATCTAAGGCATTTCCACCAGCAGAATAATTAGTACCAGAAGAAGAAACTTCATTAGAGGTAGTGTATGCAGTGCTTGATGTGGAATATCCAGAGATGTCTGTGTATAAAGCTATTTTAAAAGTATTGCCACCGTTGGCAAAGTTATGTGTGCCAGATAAGAGTTCTGATTTGAATGCATCTGGTATTATGTTAGCCATTTATAGTCTCCTTATTTCATTTTTGGTTGTGGTGATTGTATATCCAAACGAATCGCACCACTAGTGTATTCGTCTCTGCGTCTTCGGCCTTGTTGTTCTGCCGCAAACGTTTGAAGCCCCTCTTGATAAGATGCTTCATACATTTGTATCATATTATCTGGTCCTTTCAAGTATTTTAGAGTTTCTACCATGCATCCGTAGATTAACATATCTTGAAAATTGTTAGATAAATAGGTAGTGCTAGAATCGGAGGTGGTTATAGTATCTGGTTGTTTTATATAAGCTAGAGTTATCTTATAAGCTGCGTCGGGCGTTGGAGCCACAACCCAGTTATCAGAGTCCCAATGAGCATAATACCTAGGAATAGCATAATCACTAGAGTTATCTGGATCAGGAAAATATTCCGCTAAAAAAGAAGTATCAACTTGCTCCAAGAAAAATTGATCTGAGGTTGTGGGATTTGTTAGTTGAACGTATCTGATAATTCTAGTATCAGAAGGCACAGTTACAAATCTATTACCTATAGTTAAATCTGAGTTTGCATAAAATTTTGTATCATCAGAATCCACAGCTCTAAATATTCTGTTCTCTACATTCTTAACTATGACTGTTAATACAGCATCAGTCAAAACTCCACTATCGGTTTCTGCGTAGTTTCTAATATTAGTTTTTAGTTCGCTAAAAGTCATTGTCATGGTGAAATTGTTACGGGCCCTGCAGATGCATTTTTGCCCCCTCCTTTTAGATTTCCTGTTGTTGCTGTATCTGTGTCTACACTAAAAGTGTAAGTGTCATTATCAACTTTTGTTATTGAATAACCTGCAGCTTTGTTAATATTAGTTGCTGTTATTCCATCAAAACTCTCTACATCTCTAAAACGAACAGTATCGCTTGAAGACCTACCATGATTAATTTCTGTAACAGTTATGGTAGAAGAACTTGCACTACCTGTTTGAAAAGAATCTATGTTTAATAACACGGCAACACCTGGCTCTGTTCTATCTACTCTAGCATTTTGTAAAGCCTCTGGATCTGCTCCATGAACTTGTAATTCTAATTGTGGTTGTTTAGATTCAAATTCAGAGAAATGAACCAAAGAACCGTTCCATTCTTTAACCATTTCATTATATGGAAACTCCATACCGCTTCTATCGGATATAGCCTTAGCATATTTACCTCTTGCAAAATTTGTCATGTTCCTGGAAAGTATACCTTTGGTGTTAGATAAGTGCTAGTAGAAGAACTGTCTTCTGTAAGAGCCCTGTTTAATTCATCTTCATATAATAATTTTAAATTCTGTGATCTATCAGGAGCTATTTTTAAACTTAAATAATAAGCTAGTCCTGCACACATGCAGGGTATAAAACGATACACTACATCTGTCTGATTGGTATAAGCACCCGCGTCTTCGATTCTTTTTAAATAATAAAACTTTAATAAATAACTGGCTCCTGAAAAACTACTACTAGGTGTTTGATATAAAAAAACACTAGGAGATGTAGTTCTATCTACATAATATTGACTAGGTGTTCCTTTAGATAATTTGTTTGCAATAGAAGAATAAGCAGATCTATCTATTTTTGTAATAGGTGTATCTACAGGGGCTGTTGTAGTTGAATTATTTCTAACATATGCCTCCAATATTTCATTTACATTGCTTGGAAAATTGGTGCTATCACTTGTTGTATTATATTCTGCTTGTCCTTCTACTAAAGGAACAGAAGCTAAATCTACTTTCCATAAATGAAGGCCTCTATTTCCCCACTCAGAAAATAATATATTTAAAGATCGTCTAGCACTTTTTAAACCATAACCGGTTCTAGCTGTTGCTCCGCATCTTTCGTATGCCTCTTGAATTATTTCATCTATGTCAAGGTCAAAAGCTGTAGTGCCTGATGTAGCCATTTTTTAACCTTACTTATCAATAAATATAGTAGCTGCGTCTATGTTTGTGATTGTAGAAACTTTCATTCCGCCAGGAAATAATACTCCATCTTCTGGAATGTTTGTTGAAAATACATCACCGTTAGGAACGTCAGCTTGAAACAAAGTTGCGCTATCTGTGTTGTCTTGTAGAATAATTGTTCCTGCTCCACCACCATCAGATGCTAAAATAATTCCTCTGAGTCTAGTTCTGCCTGCAAAAACTGTTCCTGTCGCTGTGACTCTTACTGCTTTTACGTCGCCTTTACTTGCCATTTTTTTCTCCTTTGTATAGGAGCCCTCTTAGAGGGCTCCTAATTAATCATTAACTTACCGCAGCGCTAAATGGTGTTGCTGGTGTTCCAGTACATCCTGAAGTCACATCAACTTTCCATTTACCTGAAGCAAGAACTGTACATACAATCTTTGAAAAAGTAACACCACCTTTTGTACTACCGTTTAAAGTAATAGTGTCAGATGTTGAGGCTGTTTCAAAACCAACGACGTTATCAGATGAGTCATCAATAAAGACAGCACTTCCAACCATTACGTCAGTTGCGTTTGCAGCTTGTATAACCATGTCACCTGTCTTTGTTACTGATGCAAAAATTTCAATAGTAGCACCGACGTTGCTTAGATTGTTTAAGTCTGCTCCTGGTCCTGCGACTGCAGAATCAGAATTTGCGTTTGTTGCTGGTAATGTGTAAGTCACTGCACCCGCAGCATCGTTATGTACGATTCTACCTGCGTGATCAGCTATCGTTAAAGAAACGCTAGAATCAGCGTCTACAACGTTACCGGGTCCTGTACTAAAAAAACCTTTTTTAGATACAACTGGACCTTGAAATGTGGTTGTTCCCATATTTTACCTCCGTAGTAAATTATATACAGTCTCTACGTTCGTCTGCTAGGACAGTCTGTATATATGTTTATTTCCCTAGAAGGTTAAATATAAACGTTTTTATTTAGAGAGCAAGTCTATTTAAAAAATAAATGACTCTCATAGTCTTGGTTTCTCCATCTCATTTTAGCTAGGATTCTTTTGATTCTCTCTTCAATAGATTTCATTTCAATAGTTTCCTTACCAGAATTAAGATATTGAGAATTCCACTGAGATTCTAGTTTAATTTTCTCAGCGATTAAAGACTGTGATATTGCGGTCATAATATATCTCCTTGTCAATATTATCCGCTTTTATTTTGTACATTAATTTCCCATAAAGTCAATTGATTTTCCCATAAAAAAAGGGGCCCTAAAGCCCCTTTCAAAAGTGATTATAAAATTACTTATTATGCACCTGGTGAACCAAAGATACCTCTGAAGTCAGAGAAGCCAAAAGAATATCTTTCTCTTGCTTTGTATCTTACGTTACCGGTATCAAAATCACCTTCCATTGAAGTTTTGATTGGTGATCTTTCAAAGTATTTTAGACCGTTAGGAACGTCAGTAATAATAAAGAAAGCATCGGTATCAGTTAAGTAGTTATTAACTGAGTATCCTTGTGGGACCATACCCATGCTCTTTACTGCGTTAAGGTCATTATCAGCAGTTCCAACTCTGTTAGCAGAGTTCATGATTCTTTCTGCTGTGAACTGAAGTTCAGAAGGAATAATCATTTTTACTCCTCTTGATGCAATCTTCAATCCTCTTTCATCTGTGAACGCATTAATATCAATTAACGCTTGCTCAAGAGATGTTTCAGAAAGGTCAGCGGAAGTTGATAGCTCATTTTTGACAGTTCCAAAAATGGTTGGGTGGTCAGTAGCACAAAGCTCTTTACCATCACCACCTGTAAAGCTTGAGTTAAAAGCTCTGTTTAGAACGTTAGCAGCTTTCACCTGTTTGGTGTTAGCCATTGAACGTGCCAAAGCTTTTGTGTATCTGCTTGACAGTCTATCATACAAGTTGTCTTCAATAGCTTCTTCAGTAATTGAGAAAGCTAATGCAACAGTTTCATGCTGATATCTTGATGTGTAAGTTTCCTGCGCGTTATCAAATGTAACTGCGGAACCTTCAGGTTTAACAGAGGCATTAGCAAAGCCACTTAACATTACTTCCTCTTCGAAAGCTCTGTCAGAAGTTTCTTTGGTAAAGATTTCCTCATGTTGATTTTCATAACGATTGTATTCCAAGCCGAATAGTGCATTCAAACCTGGCTCTAGTTCTTTAACTAGTTGATTACGTGATATAGCCATAATTTAATTACTCCTATTATAATGCTGTGTGGAATGTGTGTTCGTTAATATAAACAATGTAGTTTATATTATCAGAACCCAATTCGCTGTTTTGTGGGTCAGTAGATATACCAATGACTCTTAGTTGGCCATCAGTAGCAGCTAAATCGGATACGTCTAATTCAACATTGGATGTACCATTTATTGTTGAACCAGCCGCATATACAATATCTGCAACTTTAAATATATCTGTTCTCGCTGAAGCACCATCACCTTGTACTTCGAATCTCTCGTACGGATCGTCATATACGAAAGCGTCTATATCACCTGATGTGATATTTGTTTGTGTGTAATGGTTTCTGAATGTTGGTTTTCCAGTTGTTGGGTCTGTATAGTTTACACCCCAAAATACACCTAGTAGTGTATTACTAGCAGCTGCCACGTCGATGAAGCCTGTATTAGAGGCTTGTGGTATAACAGGGTCGCCTTGGAATATTGAAGATGCTTCATTATCAGCAATCTGATATTCTGACATACCGCCGTTATCTGCGTTTTGTCCAACCTTACCAACAGGTTTCAAACCAAAAGCACTGTCTTGATTAGCCATTTGTTTTTACTCCTTTGTTAGTTTAGTTGATGGTTTCGGAATAACTAAAAGATTAGTTCTTCTTAGAGCCACCAAAAGTTACACGACTCTGACGATCTTGATTGATCGGCATAGTTGGGTGCTGTTCCTTCATAAGGTCGTTTTCAACTGCCTGTTCTCGATCAGCTACTTGTTGTTTAAAGTATTCTTCTCGAGACTTCGCGATCTCTTCCGGTATCCTAGCCAGCAATAGGCCACCAACTCCGATTACCCCAGCATGCTTGCCATCTTTTACGGTTGGAAAATCTGCTTCTGAATATTCATCGGCTCTCACCAATTCCCATCCAGATCTCATTTTACCCATGACGTTTTTAGTATCGTCAAGTCCCATACTTTCGGCTCTTATCCAACGGTGTCTGTATCCTGTTGGAGCAGGGGGTGCATCTAAAGATGACGGGGGAGTCCAAACTTTAGGTCGAGAGTCTTTCTCTCGAGTTTGACTCGCGCGGGAAGTTTTGTTTATTTTTGTTTCGTTTTCCATATGCTTATGCCTCCTTCGCGACTAATTGTTTCGCATATTCTTCAAGTGGCACACCTAATCGTTTAGCTATTGCGACCTGTGATGGTGTGAGCTTCACAGTTTTACGGCGTCCTATCATACCTGGACGTTTGGCTGATGCTACAGTTTGAGAAGGTTTCTCTTGTGTAGTATTATCTGTTGTACCAAATTTTTGAGGAAATTCAAGTCTTATCCGTTTATCCACTTCTTGATAATACTCTTCACTAGAAGGATCATATCCTTCTTCCTCAGTTAGTTTCTTATGTATGTCAAACGCTGTGTAAGTCATAGCATTATCTGTACCAAACCAAGTGTTTTTAGCTGCCCAAGCTTCCGCTTTAGGGTCCATTTGTTGTGCAGCTTCTTTTAATTGACTTGGATTAGCATAACCTCCTTGTGGTTGTGCAACAGGTTTTTCTTCCTCTTGCAAAGACCTAGTAGGCTTTTGTGCTTTGACTTGATTTAATCTTGCAGCATCCATAGTCAAAGAAGATATCTCTGTCTGTGCTGCTATTTGAGAGTCGACATCCTGTGCATCAATTGCAGATTTCAACTTTATCTTAGCTGCTTCAAGATTAGATTTAACTCTATTTTCAAACTCAGAAACATAATTAGTATCTAAATTTTGATATTTATCTTGTAGCTGTTTTTGTTGTTGACTGACAGTTTGTGCGTAGGCAATCGCTTCTTCTTTCTGACGTTCTGCTTCACGCATTTTACGTGTTAGCTTTGCAATTCTTTTTTTGACACCTTCACTATATTGTTCAAGTTCTTCTTTCTGTGGTGCCTCTTCTTTTGTTTCTTCTTCTGTTTTTGTTTCTTCCCCCGAATCGGTTGCTTCTTCAACCTGTAATTCTTCTTTTGGTTCTGGTGCAGAATTATCTTTTTCTAAATCTATTTCTGCTCCTTCTGTTTCACCGACATCAATCATCGGTTCTTCTTTTCTTAGTTCTTCGGGCATAGTTTTCTCCTATGTTTATATGTGATGTAGAATGTCTTCGGGATTATTAATAGTCCCTAAGACTTCGTCATCGTTTAGTAGTCGCACTTCTCCACCTTCAATAGGGAGTCGTGATCCAGCGTATCGAGCAAAAATTACCCAATCACCTTTTTTGCACCAAGGGCCTGTATAAAATTTTTCTTCGTCTTTATACGCCAAAGGTCCAACCTTTATAACATAACCGCAGTTCGTGGCTATGCGTAACTTGTCTAATGATTCTTGAGCTATAATAATACCACCTTTGGTTTTATCTTTAGGTTCAAAAGGTAATACTAATATTCTCCAACCAGAAGGGTTTGGTAGTTTTTCTAATACTTCTTCTGATAAGTTTTCAGCTCTGACTTTGTTTTTATCTTCTTCTGCTTTTTTCTTATCTTCTTTTTTATATTTCTCTTGTAATGCGAGTTTTACATTATTCATCGTTTTGCTCCTTATTTTCTAGCAGGTTAGAGATTTCCTGTAATGTTTGTTCAAATCCTTGAACCTTTCCCACAAGATATTGATATTTTTCAAGACTGTCAACACCAGACATGATAGTATCTTTACAATCCTCAATAGCTTGTTTTAAATGTCTTTGTAGTCTGTAGACTACATTAAATTCTTCCATTATTTTTCCTTTCGTATATTTTTATACCATGAATGATCCGAAAACGGAAGCTGAAGATTTAACAGTTATTGTCGAATTTGATTTTGAATTACCTACGATTCACTAGGTAATAATTTTTTTTAAAGTTTTTGCCTGCCCTGCATGAGATTTAGAAGCTTTTTTCAATGCTTTAATTACTTTCTTTATTT